TCTTCGTCAAAGCTGTTTTTATCAAAGTAGCCGCGTAGTGACTTCTGAACCATCTCTTCGTGTACTCTGTAGTCTTTAGGAATCTCTGGCCCGGGATTAGTTAGAACTTCTTCAAGCCATTCTTGTTTGATCCATTCTGCGTAATTGCCCATGTACGTTAAACTCATCATTCGCCCTTTAATATATTTTTAATTTTATTGTAATTTTCTATTCTAGCACTTATGTCTGATAGTTCAGGATTAATACGTTTGGATAAATTTTTTAAATCGTAATTGTCTGCTACGATATTAAGATAGTTAGTGTTCCACAACCAGCCTGCTGAATCTAATGCACCGTCAAGTGTTTCACAATATGCATGTATCTCTGTTATGGGTAGATTGATAAATGAAGCAAAGCGTCTCAGCATAACATCATCTGTAGGAGCTAACTTTTCAAGTTCTTTAAATCCGTTAGTCTTGTATTCAAACTGATCAATGAATCCTGCTAGACGTTGCTCTGAAGATACACGATATTTAGGAACAACTTTATTAATAGCATCGAACAACACATCGATATCGCCGGTATATAGGGTAACACTATTTTTTAATTTATCTTTAGTAAATTTAAATTCAAAATCAAACTTGAACATTTGTCAACTCCTCAAACAAATATTCCGCGTAAATGTTGTGTACTCTCTCGGAAGGATGGCCCCATAGCAGATTATCTCCCTCTTGTTGTTTGTAGTAGTCCATAGAATATCGACCTAATAATAAATTATCTTGTTTTAGTAGACCAAACGTTTCGCTGAACACGGGTGTGTTATATTCTTTAAAATTATATGCTTTATAACAATCTGAATAACCAACTGCCGGAACTATGCGTATGTTATAAAAGTTTTTAAGATACGCTATAGACATTAATGTTATTAATTCGTCCCACACAATTCTATCATCAGTGAACCATTTTAAAATAGCCTTGTCAGTTACTGAATCTACAACAACCGAGGCATTACCGTTATCGGCTACGCCGATTACCCCTTCTTGAGAATTTAATATAGACGCAATTTGAAATGCTCTAGGCTTATCTTTAAAAAACACATTTCTATCAGGTTTAGTCTGACTAAAAATAATTAAATCAGAGTCTGTGATATTATCACGGTAATCGAGAAATTGCCATACCATACGTTGCATGGAATTTCCACTTTCGGCTAAGTTAACACATTCGACATTGAGTTTGTCTGCTAGAGTCTGCGGCCAAGCAAGTGCATACTGACGTTTAATAACATCGGCATACTGTTTTTGATAAGTTATATTGGATTCGACAGCATTAAAAAATTTTCGAGGATCTGTGTTATTTTTTCTAATTAAAAGCAGTTCTTCATCTAACTCGTCATACAGCAGTTCCTCCCCCGAGGCATAACTACAACCAAACACAACAATTCTTTTAATGTTGTTCATCAAAAATAGTTACCTGGAAGGTTATGCGAGTAGTAAGTCCAATGTTGGCAGCACCATGAGTTCCGAAAGGATCTGTAAACTTGTAAGCGTCTGCAGCCTTATAAGGAGCAATCATCTGATCTCCATAAATTAAAATATGACCATCTTGCCAATCTAACCAACTCATCCAATAACGCTCGCAGTTATTTTCCCACTTAGTTGCCTTATCACTATGTACCGGCAACAGGTTGCCCGGATGGTATTTAAAAAGATTCCAATAGTAACCCTGTCCTTCCTTTAAATTTACAAATGGCGGTAATGGTATTTCAAAAGGAAAATTATCCTGGTCAAATACATAATACAGTAATGAATCGTGTTTGTATCCAGCTGCTTCATATTTTTGTTGAAACTCACAAAATTCTGCACGTTCGCCTCGTTCAATCGCTCCCATCAAATCGTTTTGTTCAAACTCGTATTTAGGTTGAGGATTGCCGTCATTGGCCAAGACGTATTCTACCCATTCTGGTTTTAACCAATCTTTAAAATTTCCTATATATTTCATCTCTGGTTTGCTCTATGTTAAATAACTGACTACATATTTATTTTAATACTCACTCAATGAAATTATTTCAAGATATACCTTTCACCGATATAGTAAGATTTGGACAACGGACAATGTTGGCTAGACCACTATTTTCGACGAGTTGGATATTGGGGAGATTTTGCAATTATAATTGTAGTTACTGTTGGCCCTATGCTCGCAGTGACCGAGTCGATCACCAACCGCTTGAAGTATATAAATCTACTGTAGACGAGATAAAGCGTCAAGCACGAGCTAATGGTTTTAACCAGTTCCATTGGAGTTTCAGCGGCGGTGAGCCCACAGCATACAAACAGTTAAATGATTTAGTTAAACATCTGGACGAGAAAGAAAGCACTTACCAAAGCATACACATGACTACCAATTTGAGTCCAGGAAGCAAATGGTGGAACACTTGGTGTAAGAACACTGAGATGTTACAACGTAGAAGTATAACAGCCAGCTTCCATGATGAGTTTGCCAAAGAACAAGAGTTTGGAGACAAGTGTTTACAGTTACAATATGAACTAGTACACGTTACGATTAATCAAGTAATGGTGCCTGAGAAGTTTGACGAGTTGTATGCTCGTATGGAACGATTCCACAAACGTGGAATCAATGTAACACTTAAACCTCAAAGCGATCCTACAGCAAGTGCGGTTGTTGACGGTTATACTGAGAACATGATCAACAAAATGCAAACAGGATTTCCTCAACGTGCATTTGGTGAGGACGTTTATCAAATTGCGTTATATGAAGCAGATGGTACTGAACATCTATTTGATCAAGCTGAACGCTTTAACGCTTTTGGCTTTAACAAATTTAAAGACTGGACTTGCAATGCAGGATATCAAAGTGTTATAATAAGAGGTAATGAAGTTAAACGCAGTTATAGTTGTCATGATGTGCCATTAGGTACTCTAGACAGTTTTGAATTGTTTAAGGAACCACATCCTTGCATAACACCTAGCTGTGTTAGTAGTGCAGATTCAAAAATACCAAAATGCAAATAAACACAGAACATCTGCATCACTGGATGCAGGCCATTCGCCAAAGCCCTGATCCTATGCGAACCATGGATGCATTCTGGAGCGGTCAACTTAAAAGTAAAGAGTGGCTGATCACTAATCTACGTACACATGTCAAGCAATTTGTTAGTATTGATATTCATGGCGGGTGGGTCGGTTTATTAGCTAGTATGATATTTCAAAGCGACATCCCTGTTACAAATATCCGTAGCATTGATATTGATCCCACGTGCGAGTCTATTGCTGTTAACATGAATAAAATAGAAGAAATGGTTGGAAAATTCCGTGCAGTTACCGCAGATATGTGTGCTATCCGTAGTGACGCTGATGTAATTATTAACACCAGTTGTGAACATATCACTCAGGATCAATACGATCTTTGGTTAAGCGGCCATCCACATAACAGTCTTTTAGTGCTTCAAGGCAACAACTACAACATACCCGAACATGTTCGAACAGCAAAAGATCTAGAAGAATTTAAAATTCAATGTGGTCTGAATAAAGTACTATGGTGCGGCGAATTAGAACTGCCGTTATACAAAAGATTTATGATTATCGGATCAGTTAATGAATAAAATTTCTAAATATAAAACATTTTGTATTGTACCATTCAACATGATGTACAGTCTTAACAACGGTGATTACAGAGCCTGTTGTTTTTCTGAACCTGGAGTCCCCAGTGACGGCGATGTTACTAAACCAGTCAATGCCTTTAACACTCCAATCGAAGAAGTTTGGAATAACAAATATTATCAACAGCTGAGATATGATTTGTCTACAGGAACGAAAAATAAAACCTGTGCAACCTGTTGGAAAAAAGAAGAAAATAATGAGTTTTCTCATAGACAAAAATATAACAGTGATGCAGGAATAACTGATGAACAGATCGAAGACCTGTCTGCTATTGCAATTTCAAACAACGGACATTATTCTGCCTTACCTAAAGTGATTCAAATTAAAACAGGGAATCTTTGTAATTTAAAATGCATAATGTGTAATCAAGCATCAAGCAGTTTGATAGAGGAAGAAGTCACACTGTGGAAAGAACAGAAAATTCAGTTGCCCCAATACATTGAGTTTATAGATCAATATGAAGAAAAGTGGAGGGGGTCTATCACTGACCAGGATGCAGA